ACAAGCAGATGTTGCAACAGCACTTGCTAACCAGGTCGCTCTTTCGGCTGAGACGTTGCGTAACACTGTATCCGAAACGGCGACTGCGGGGGCGACGGCACTAGCACAAGCACTTGATCCACTTCAGAAAGCCATCGACGATCTACGTAGAGCTCAGTACGAAGCACAAGGACAAAAGACCCAAGTCATCGAGACAAGAGCTGACACGACTGATCAGAGGTCTGGAACCAGCACGACTACTGCTGTTGTAGGTGCTGTCATTGCAGCAATTGTTTTGTTGCTAAGTGCTTATTCAGCATTCAGATCAACTGCAACACCAGATCCTGTGATCGTTCAGGTACCGACGACACAAACTACTCCATAGGAGAGATATGCTCTGGACAATCCTTATCATTGTACTCATCGCTATAGGCGTTGTGTACGTTGTCAATCATCTACGGTAGAGAGGAGGTGTATATGTACCCCAAAGCCATCCTTGCTATTGTCGTGTCAGCTGCTGGCGCCCTTGCTGTGGCACTCGGTGCCGGTGCAACTGACTTCGGTGATATTGATAACAAGACCTGGTTGATCGCAGCGATTGCTGTACTGGGTTCTGGTGGATTCGTGTGGCTCACTGAAAATGGGCCAGCAGCACCTGCGATCAAAGCAGTTCTTGCTTTCTTGACTGCTGGGATCGGTTCAGCTGTCGTTGCTCTGGACGATGATGTATTCACGCGAGCAGAGCAGTTGACGGCGTTTGTAGCTGCAGTTGCTGCAACTGGATTGGTCTTCCAGTTCTCAGGTCCAAAGGATACACCACCAGCACCATAGAGTTCACGCGTCGGCCATACGCGTGACCACGCAGGATCCCGGGTTTCAGCTCTCCTTTACCGGGATCCTGCGTTCTTTAGTTATATTTGCCTTCACAGACGCGAGCGTCTGACACGAAGCACGGTAGGCCCATGCTAGTTCCTGGGATCGTACGTCCTTTGACAGACGCTTTGATCTGACCCGCAAGACGTCGATTTCACGTTATTCCGCCCGCACGTCGATCTCGTGCTTGCATTCTCCCCAGGAACGCCCGTACACAACGTCAGCGACAAAGGGGATGTTGTAGGTGAGTGGGTCGCCCAGCGAGAAAGGCGCATGATCGAGCGTCGGGAACGGACACCGAGCCCACTCTGGCAGTCGCTGCTCCATTATGTTGCGCACGAGGTCACCTGTCTGTTGAATAACGCTGTCCTTGTTCTTACACTCCATTACGATCGAGTCGTGTACCGTGAAGAGGATGCGCTGTTTCTTCGGATCGAACTCTGCGTCCATGTGGATGAGCGCATTGAGTGTGAGTTGCGCTGCAAATCCCTGGATCGGTGAGTTAACGATCTGACGCTTGATTCCCGCTGAGTCATGCTTGAACGCGAGAGGCCACCTGCGACGATTGCCGAGAGGTCCTTCGACGTACTTGAGCTTGAAGCAGTACTCTTTGAGGACTTCCATCCAGGCGAACAGATCGACATAGCCTTCCTGGAACTTAGCGAAGTATGCTGCAATCTCATTCTCGCCCCACGACTTGCCGTACTGTTCAACCAGGTTGTCCATCTCAGGACCAGTCGCGATTGATTTCCACCCGCGTCCGTAGACGACTCCGAAGTTCATGCATTTGGCGAGGTATCGTTCGTACTTGGTGATATCCTTCTTAGGTTTTCCGAAGAGAAGTTCTGCCACTTCTTGATGAATGTCTGCTCCATTTCGATAGGCGTCGATGAGAACTTCGTCTTGCGAAAACAGACCAGCCACTCGAAGCTCCAGTTGAGAATAATCAGCTTCCAGTATGACCCAACCCTTGGTTGGTATGTAGGCTTTCCGAATATCGTATCCAACGTGTGAAACGTCCGGGATGTTTTGGAGATTCGGATTGGAAGAAGACAGACGGCCTGTCGCAGTACCGTGGAGATTGAAGTCACTTCGCACTCTCCCGTCTGAGTCAACTCGGTCGAGGATCCCCTGAATGTACGTGCCGATGATCTTAGATTTAACACGGTAGGAGAGGATAAGGTTGATCAATTTCGCTGCTGATGGCATATCCTTACTGCACTGTCTGGCAAGCACCTTGAGCGTATCCGCGTTCGTCGTGACTTCTCCCTCTTCCCTCTTGTACGCATAGCGACCTACATCCTTCGGCATTGCGAGACCTAGGCCACCCTCGTCAGTAGCGTTGTAGAGAAGCACCTCGACCTGTGCTGGTGAACCTGGATTGAATCCTTCTTCAGCCTTGTTAGGATTCATCTCAACCCAGTTGGTGTACTGCTTGACGAGTTTCCGGATCTGCTTCATCTCTGCATCCACTGTCTTTTCGAGCGTTACTTTCATCTCGTTCAGGTACTTCAAGTCGACAGGTGCACCAGTCATCTCCATGTTAGCGAGAGCGAGAGATGCAGGTACAAGATATTTCTCATGGTGCGTGAGCAAGCGGAATGATTCGTCGTCTGCCTCTTTCTGCAGGATTGGATACAGACGCGCTGTCGAGTGGCAATCCTCACCCATGTAGCGCATCATTGCTTCCCACATGACCTCTTTTCTATCCGGGTCAGGAGCAGGTTGCATGTCCGCAGGTAGAGGTATGTAAGGCGCAACCACTGATACGTCAATGTCCCTTCCGACTTTCCTCCCACGCCAAAGTTCATCTGGTGGATTGACAGCCTGCCTCCAACAACTTCTTGCCTTCTCTGGATGTGCTTCGCAAAACTCTGCAATGTACGCTGTGCGTGCTGCATCGCCAACATCCTTCCGATAGTACTCCTCAAGCCAATCTTTCATCTTGACTGACTTCTGAGGCGCGTCAAAGTAGAGACGCTGCATGAGGTCAAGGCTTAGGTGTCGATAGCGATTGAACGGACGCTCATCGAGTGCCCAGCCAATGAGCATGGTATCTGCCAGGGTCGTGAAGTTAAATCGTCCGAACTTTTTCCAGAGGTGCTGAACGTCGAATTTTAGATTATGGAAGACGAACGTGCCCTTGTACTTCTGGAGAAATGTATGTACTTCATGCCGGATAAGTTCTTGAGGTACGACGACTGCGTATCCTTGATCACCATCTGTGAGTGCACAGAATCCTATACCGAGGATGTCGGGCTCAACACCTGGCAGCCATGCCTTGTATGGAGACAAGCCTGTTGTCTCAATATCAGTGCCAAGGAAAGACGCACCATGCAGGTCGCGCAAGAGGGAGAGATCTTTGACACGTTCTACCAGATGAATCTCGCAAGCAGGTTGTACCAGAGGTTTCTTATTCTCGATGAGTTTGCAGATGTCGAAGCAGATGTCTCTATAGAACTCAGGATCTTTGACCATTGTGGTGGTTGGGAACGTGACAATAGAGAAAATGCTTTTTCTACTTCCTTGAAGTTTATGGAGGTAGCCTCTACCACGGACCTTGCTGACAGTGATGCCTTTTTCCAATCCGAAGAAACATGCTGCAGCGACTGAACCAGAGCAGAGTACTTTGTCGAAGGATCTTGCTGCATGATGCACCTTCTCTGTTTGTGCAAGCCACTGCTCAGGCTTGATCTTCTTCACATCTGCTTCTGACATGGTAGGAAAGATAGAGACACTCGTCCACTCAACTCCGTACGCCTGGAAGATAGCGTCGAGTGTGTAACCTGCTACTGGGGTAAGAGGTCTATCTGTCAGGACAAGGATCTTCATAGCGCCTCATCGAGAGTAGCGAGAGCGGTGAAGCCATTGAAGCCGGGATCATCTCCTGCGTGAGACTCAGGCATCGAGCATCCACAGTAGTGGTCGTGAAGTTCGGCCAGTCCGTCCACCACAGCCACGATCTGCGGCCAGCGTGGATCGTCAGCCAGATGTCCAACTGGACCATCTTCTACCCAAACCTTCGCTGGGTTCGCTTTCAATTTTTCTGATGCGCTCATCTTGCCAGTGTCCTCATGTCAGTACCCTCTGCTGCTTCTTGAAAGAGCCAAGAATTGTTACGAGCGTATTTCTTTTGGCGTGGTGTGAACGTCGAAGAGAAGTAGTAATGAGGCCTAGTGGGGTACTCGGTGTCTAGTGACTCGAGAAGATCCACACCTGCGAGTGCATATACGAATGGCTTTGCTGAATCAGTTGAACGTATCCACTTGTGCTTTGCAGCGATGACTTGCAAGTTGCGTAGGTTACGCATCCATCCGAGCATGTGCACTGACATCTTAATTCCACTCTGTGCCAATGTCTCACGGATAGGAACAACATGTTCTTCTAGCAGTTTCAAGACACCTCCGTCCCATGCATCGTAGTCCTTCGACACGCCAATGACGAAGTCACGACGAAGAGAATATTTGCGAGCGCAGTATTGGTGTATCTGCACAAGGCAGTTAAGGCAGATCAACCAGTCAGATTCATCTTTACCTTGAGGCACGTACATGAACGCAGGAGAGTAGGCATCCAAGATTTCGCGTGACCCTCCTTCGAACCACTCCTCGTGCGCAGCGAGACACGCTTCGATTGTTTTCTCTGCGTTGTCGAGTACATCTGGCACAACGATCTCTTGAGCGTCGAGTTCGAACCCAGCCTTGAGCAGTGATACTGGATCTTGCCCTGCACCATGCTCATGTGCTGAATTGTCGAGGACGAGATACGCGCCTGACTTTCTCTGTGCTTTGTAGTGCCTCTTGTATGTTGGCTTGTCGAGGAGATGAGTCAACAACAGATGGAATGGACCTGACCCGAATTCGTCAAGATGCTTGATCGGAGGAATAAGCGCTGCCTTCACGACTCGCTCCATACTGAGTACGCAGTTGTTGGCATGAGGCCATCGTTGTAGAGATGCTTGATCTCCCTCTTCACGCTGGCGATGCATGTCTTGATTCCGAAGTAGCGTGCCCACTCAGCAAACCTGTCGAGGATCGAGATCATCATCCGTACTTCAGGTCCCAACTTGGACATGTCTGTCTCTACGAACTGACACTGTGGTGTCGGTGTCATTGCCCATGCGCGTCCGAAGGGCTTCTTGAGAACGTATGTCCGTTCAGGTCGCATCTGTATGAACTGTAGTTGGGGTGCTGAGATGCAAGATAGAGGAGCATTTCGATAGTTTGCGCAACCGAGGCCCTCGACACCGACTCCGCGTCTAAAGGAAGTGAGAAAGTCACAGATAGGGTTAGCGTTTTGGTCGTTGGTATAGATGAGCTTTCTCTTTCCATTAACGATCACAGTCCTCTCTTCGAACCCCTTTTGGTGCTCGACGTTGAGGAACTCTGATGGTGTGTAGTCGAGTGTGAACTTCTGGCAACATGCTGTGCATCCAACAGTGCAGATAAACGTGCGGAAGAGAGATGGCGTTATAAGAACTTCACGTACGGGGGTGTCGTATGTGCGAACCCCCAGGAGACGCCCCGAGGTCAATCCCCGGGCCTGATAGGTGACCGTATGCGGGCTTAACAGCGCTATCTGTCCCAGAATCTTCTCCACTGAGTCTGCGTGCCCCACTGAGTTCTTCCTTGATACCTCCAGGCGCCGTAGATCCTGGACCTTCTTGCTCATGTGCGATGATCCTCTTAATGTACCAGATTGCTTTTTCAAGACTCTCCGTCCCTCCTTTGTGTCGCCAACGTAGAAGGTATTTCAGTGCGTTGCCTTCTCTGTAATCCAGATTGAACATCTCGATAAGGTCGATGACCTCGATAGGTCCATGAGTGTAGTGAGGTGGCGAATTAACGAGATCTATTGCCTCTTTGAAAGAGGAAGTGTCACCAGCAATCTCTGCTGTTGCAGTACCAGACACTACAGCTACTGGATGTGTTTTTGCTACAGTCGTTCCCACAACTCTGTAACCACGACGTTCGAGTTCTCTCTTTGCTTTGGTGTAGAGTTGTGTACGTTGTGGATTATCAGCAAGTTTGAGAAGAACTTTAATCTGTGTGTCATTCCACTTCTCCAGCATCTCTTGACTCGTTGCTATTTTTCCCATCACCATCCTGTATCACCTCCTCCATCACTGGTGGCACTGTTCCTACGTCTGGAAACTGACCAAGATCTTTGTGGAACGTGTCTCTCAATTCTTGATCGAAGCCCAACTCATACGTATGAGCCTCACGAGGGTCGATGATGACTAGCTTGTACTCAATGCAGACGTTCTCTTCATTGAGAACAGCGTAGAAGCCTACCTCACATCCATGGAACGTCGTCTTGTGAATTGTCGGAGGAACAGGACGAGGTTGTCCGAGAAGAGGAACTTCCATGTGACTTGGAGGAACACTCATGTTCTTTCCGATCTAGAGATGTTATGAACAACCACATTTCTCTCTGCTGTGTTTCCCTGACCAACATCTCTGTACTTATCGAACTCGTATTCAATTGGATCTTTGAGCCCGTTCTCTTTGAATGCCTCGAGGCGAGCAATACACGTAGGACACTGTCCACATGCAGGGTCGCGGCCTTCATAGCACGACCTCGTAAGGTAGAGAGGAGCACCAAGTGTTGTACCAAGGTGAATGATCTCTGCTTTTGTCTTGTACGTGAACGGACACACTAGACGTACCTTGTGGTAGGTGCCAATGTAGATAGCGTTCTGCATCGCACCAATGAACTCTGGAGTGCAATCAGGGTACGCCCAGTTATGAGCATCTTCTCCATGCATACCTGCATAGATAAGATCTGCGTTCATGTCAAGTGCACCTGATGCTGCAATCGAGAGGAATGTGCCATTACGGTAAGGCACATAGGTAGGAGAAGGTCCTTCTGATGCTTGCAGTTCTTCATATGTGAGGTGTGGCATCTCAGCGTTTGGATTCATCAACACAGATGAGCCTGCACCAAGAGAAATTGGTACCACATGGTGATCCAACCCATACTGAGATGAAATCAAACCTGCAGCATCCAACTCCATCTTTGAATGTCTTTGTCCGTAGTTAAAAGAGATTGCAGCAACAACCTCATCACACTGTGTCTTAGCGAGTGCGAGTGCAACACATGAATCAAGTCCCCCAGAGAGGACAACAACAGCCTTACTCATTTGCTCCCCTTCCATACTGCAACTGCATAGTAAGCTAGCGTCCACGCTTCAGTGCCGAGAACGAGTGCTACCCACTGCCAAGTCATTCAACGGCCTTTGAATGATCCTTGGGACCACCTGAATACTGATCGAGCGCCTCTCCAAAGATCTCAGCAAGATCCTTGAGCCTTACAACTGCCTGACTACCTTCGATCTCTTCACTGGCCTTTTCCTGCACGCGGTTGAGAACCAAACCACAGAACGATGCAACTGCCTCTGATCCCTTGGGCAACTTGTTCACTTTCTTTTCCTTGGCCATTATCTTCCTCTCCTTGTGTGGCCGAGCAGGGTCAAGAATTCTTCGCGTGACCCTTCGGCAGGATCTTGAAAGTCACCTGTTACAGCAGACGTCGTCGTCAGCGTCCCAGGTGCTTGAACGCCGCGCATGGTCATGCAGAAATGCTCTGCTTCTACGACAACTATAACTCCTCTCGGCTCTAGTCCTTCAGTTAATGCATCACAGATCTGTCTTGTGAGACGCTCTTGAATCTGCAATCTGCGTGCAAAGACATCTACTACTCTCTTCAACTTGGACAACCCAACGACACTGTCTCTTGGAATGTATCCGATGTGTGCGTATCCTGCAAACGGCAGAAGATGATGTTCGCAAAGAGAGTAGAGAGGTATGTTCCACTGGCAGACCATTTGATCAGCACCCTCTGCTGGGAATATTGTCCAAGGTAGTGGTTCACGATATCCACGTGTTAGTTCTTCGTACGCGCGTGCGACACGTGCGGGCGTCTCACGCAGTCCTTCGCGGGATGCATCCTCGCCTATAGCATCGAGGATCGTTGTCACAGCATCGCGCACAATGCGTTCTTTATAACTGGGATTAACGGCCACGTTTATTCAACTCTCTGAGACGTGTCACAATCTCAGCTCTCCTTTGGTTAACTTCATCAGGTAGTCCTTTGTGCCCTGTTGCTTGTGTCATTGGATTGATCTTTGATTCTTGCATTTCGATAAGAAGTTCAGCTTGTTTTCTTTTGCAGATAAGATGTGGTAGAACTTGCTTAAGAACAACAAGAGAACTTCTGTCAGATATAATCCACCTAAACTGCTCTTTCCACTTGGGATGGTCTTTATACTGCCCGCCACTTGCACCTGGGTGAAATCTATGAAGTGCTTGAATAGTCTCTAGACAAGTCATCGTGACAAAAACAGATACTTGGTAAGAAGGACTCTTCCAGGAACGAGCTTTATTCATTCCGATTGTCAAAGAACCCTCACCATCAATGATTCCAGCGACATACGCAACATGGGGTTTATCTTCCTCTCGCATTGCCCCATGATAACACATGCATCTGTGGAAGGACACGAACACGTCTCATGCTCTGATCGTTGGCGAGTTTCTCCATGAGCCATACCATCTTGTCGAGAACCTCACTCCGAGTTTTTGAGAGAGGAAATGGATTGATTCTGTTTTCAACTTTTCCTTCTGGATTGCTAACTGTGGGAAGGAAAGGATCTTCATTTCCAACTGACAAGAACAACTCGAACTGAGGGAACGTCTTGTGTACCCATTGCGCGTAGTAGTAATCTTCGTCGTCAAAGACAACCACCTTCAGGTACACAGCGTTGTCATGTCGACTGGAGAAGTGAGCGAGAAAGTCTTTCAGCACATCATGCCTTGTTGGATTTTGTGACGATGGGGGTTTCGGTGATACACAAACCTCATCGACATACCCAAGCCAATCTCTCCACACTGTACCTTGTGTCTCAACCATCACTGAGTATCCGTCACCGATGAGGTACGCGGTCAAGAGGGAGAGATCAAGGAGTGCAGGATTGCCACCTGAATAGACAACCCATAACGCCTTGGAAGACAGTTGACGTACTTCCCTCCAAATGTCTTTCTCTGTCTTCTGTGGCAACTGTGCAACGAGCTCAGGAAGAACTGCGTGAGGCGAGTCACACCAAACGCATCTGTAGTCACATCCACCAAAGCGGATGAAGTGGCAGGGAGTGCCAATGCGGCGACCTTCCCCTTGAATTGTAGGTCCGAAGATCTCTGCAACACGAAAGCTCTTCACGAGATCACGTACCGCGCCATGCACTTCGGTGTCTCCCACAGTTCAACCATTACAGAGTGTAGTTCAAACATCTCCATACATGTGTACGCGAGATACCTTGCCATGTTCTCTGCTGTTGGATTAAACGGAAGGATAACTACTCCTTCGTCAACCCAGAACTCTTTCGTGTTTGGAACTACGAGTGGATCAGCATTCCAGATGAGCATCCGGTGGTCCCACTCGTTGACAAGTTCCTTCAGGTCACCGAAGTCAACAACGAATCCTGGAGGTTTAACGACGCCTGCAGCCATGATGTGCACTCTGTACGTGTGTCCATGCAAACGTGCGCACTTGCCCTTGTGTCCAACAATGCGGTGCCCTGCGTCGAATGTCATCTCATACGAGATCTCAGAATGATCTGGTAGCATGTCGAATGCCTCTCTAACGCTCATGCCACTGCCTCGATTGAAATTCCACCACGAGACTTCTGCGTGAGCACCACACGGGTATTCTCTTCTTCGCTACCTGTCACTTCGATTACCTGGTCACGAATGAACACAGCGAGTGTCTCACAGAACAGACCTGGTGCGTTTCCACTCATCGTGTTCTCATGGAGATTGTTGAACCAGATCTTGAGACTTTTCGACTCGATGAGTTTTGGAGAATCCTTCAGAGTGATCTTGCATGTGTAGTAATCAGGCTGACCGGTGACCGGACACTTGGCTACTACTTCGTCTGATGTGTAGTGGACAAGAGTGCATCCAGGATTGTCGAATGTCTCTAGTCCAGTGTATGCACCCGAACCTTGAGATGAAAGCGCCGCAAATGTTGGCGGCGCCTCCACCCCAGATCCGAGGAACCGGTGTTCTTGTTCCCCGGAAATCATCTACTTGAACTTCCTGGTCGAGCCTGTCTTCTTTGCTGTGGTCGCTGTCTTGCGCGTTGCTGTCTTCTTCGTACCCCCTTTGGTCGTGCCGTTCTCAGAAGCGAGCACTGCGACAGGATTCGACTGCAGACGTCCCTCGTATGTCCGAGGCTTGTCACAGACAACGATGCATGGCATGCCAGCAAGCTCAGGCTCAGTAACAAGCATCGTGTCTTCGTCGTAGTCGATCTCGATCTCATCTGCAGGAAGACCCAAGTTCTCGAAATCCTGCTTCATCCGAAACAGAGCACGGGGGCTCAACGACCAGATGATCCATGCCTTGTTGGATGCGCCTGGTGCATCTGTGAGCGTGAACTCTGCGTTCAGATAGTCGTACTTGTCGTCCTGAACAGCTTCTACGTACGTGACCTTCTCGATGATGGCAGGGTATTCACCCTTCTCCAACGGTTCGATCTCCTGAACCTCTGAGAAGTCCACTGTGACTTTCGGCATATCAATTCTCCTCAACTGTTGTATTGCAGAGCGTCGAGCAACTTGGTCATGGTTGGATCTTCGATTTCATCTGGTGCCTCAATACCCCAACCCGTTCTGACACCGATGCGGATCTTTGGGTAGTTCTGTAGGAGGAGCAACCTCTGCATGTTGCCATCATCGTCCTCAGATAGTGCCAAGTACGACACCACAGACATCAACCCTGGGATCTCGATTGCTGCACGACCAGCAAGGTTGACTGTAGTGATCAAGCCCTCCTTTCTGTCTACGTCTTCCTTGTGGTGAGCTGTGTAGAACATGTGGAGTGGCAGGTCGCGGAAGTAGCGAACGAATCTACGCATTTTCACGAGACCTTCTCCGTAGTCGCCTTGTTCGATGATGTCTGGATTGACACCTTTGCCCTCACGCCTCTCCCTGTGCTTCTCAAGGATGTCTAGAAGCATGAAGATATGTGTCTCAGACAATGAGTCGATGGAACCTGACTTGAAGCCCTCGTCGTTGCTAGAGATTCGCTCGAAGCCTTCATTCAGCGATTCCCAATCCTTGACCTCATGCCTCACGAAATCCGTCCCGTAACCAGGCATCGTCTCCAAGACATCTTCAACTCCGCCCTCAAGGTCGAGACACAACATCGGTGCTGTTCGCTCATCTTGTGCTGCTGTACCCAAGAAGCGTGTCTTGCCATGCTTCGGAGGTCCGTAGATGA